TTGTAGGAGAACTAAATCTTGTCTGAGTGGTTAATGGTTTTAAGTAATCAATCATATATCCAAGTGCGTCATTCATATGGTCGAATCCATCTTCCTTATCAGGAATATTTGTATTCTCTTTGTATATTTGTCTTTGTAAACCTTTTATCAATGTTTTGCAAGATTGTGAAACAAAAATATGCCTTACTCCTGTAGAATCTTTTAATCTACTATTGACAGCATTGACTCTATCTCTAATTGCTGGGTGTTTGTTTTTAACCTTAACTTTAAATCCAGCATTTTGTAAGATACTTAAATCAGTTCTACCACCAGCAGATGTCTTTCTTTGTTTAGAAGCTGGGTCAGGATATATGAATATTGGTATTTTAGTACCATATCTATCTCTTAATTCTTGCACCATTTCATCTGTATTACTTCCATAAATGATTACTTCATCAAGAAAGAATATTTTATCCTTATCTAATTGTGCAACACAAGCTGACATTGGGTCTACGTTAAAGTCCATTCCAATATGTAAAGGCTTCTCCCAATCAATCTCTTTTTTAACTACATTCTCAACAGGGTGAAAGTTGTAATAAACACTTCCAGCATAGTTCTCAAATGTACCCTCAAACTCTTGTCTAAAAGTTCTAATATCAATATCTTGTTTAGCCTGTTCTATTTCATCTGCTGAAACTATACCACCCTCTAAAGTAGTATATTGGTAACTATCCCATTCTTCATCTTGCTTACCTTTTAAATATAATTCATATGACCAATTCCCATAACCTTTAGGAGTACCACAAAATAAGACTCTACCTAATGTATCAGAAACAGAAGCCCTTAATACTTCGTACCATGCTCGTTTATCTATATCTGCAAACTCATCTAATATAAGAAAGTTTAATCCACTACCTCTTAACGCATCATAATTATCAGCACCCTTTAATGAGATCGTACTATTAGTTTTCCTGATAGTAATAGTCATAGTAGTTTCGTTAATATCTTCTATCCAGTTAAACTGATTAAGCATTTCTTTTAGATTAGCCCATACGATCTCTTTAGCCATTTTAAATGTTGGTGCTACATACCAGATTTTCTGATTAGGTTTTGTGGCGTACTTCATCATTTCAGTAATACAAAGAAAAGTCTTACCAAACCTACGACCTGATATTAATATTCTGAATCTAGCTTTAGAACTACTTACTTTAAGTTGAGGTTTGGTGAGGGATATTTTCATTAATTTTATTATATCTCATTAGACTTGTTCTGCTTCTTTACATATAAATTTCGTTGCTACTTTGTTATTATTAACAAAATTATCTTCTTGTGCAATTATTATTTCTTTAGATATTTCTAGTGCAGCAATCGTACATTCTTTCCATGAATTATATTCTTGTTTTATTTCTACTGGCTCTAAGCATTGGTCATTTATAAAGGAACATAAAAATATTATTAATATAAATTTCATGGGTAATGACTTACAAGTAATGTAAATAGAATTAATGCAATAATTAAACAACCAGTAAAGTAATAGTTCATATTTAACCCCATAAATTATTTCTTCTTTTTCTTTTTACATTTACATCTAGGTGCTGATAGGTTTGCAACCCAAGATATATAATTATCTAAAGCAGAAAAGAATTTTAAAAAGTATTTGTCCATAAAGAACATTTATCATAAAGGCTTAACAATATCCACCAATTACGCTTATGTTCTTATTTACGAACCATATATTATGTTTAGCTGAATATATACTGATTTGCTCTATCCTATCTTGAATAAGATCAAAGCAATTCTTGTTAGATATTTCATAATATTTCTGATGAGTTAATTCTCCATTGATGAGTAGCAATAGAATTATTGTTTTCATTATCTATTAAAAAATCTCTTTCTCCATTCATGGCAAACGTAAGTATCTTTAACAGCTTTACTTCCCCATCTACCACAGAATGATCTTCGGTTTGAGTACAAGCCACAATTTCCGCAGGCTTCTTTTGTTTTACTCAATTCAAATGATTGAGGTAGAGAATAATCTATTATCTCTCCATTAGGATAGAAGTTAGGTCGTTTAATGATGTCCACTTGCCATCTCCTTTATTTTTTTGAGTTTTCTTAAAGCCATATCTCTTTGTAATTTAACTTGCTCTAGTTCTTCTTTGAGTCTTAATTTTTCTTCTCTTAATTTAAGAAAAGTATTCTCTCCAACTTGTTCCATATTTCTCTCCATTTACTTATTAACTTTTTTACCCTTATTAACACCTTGCTTAATAACATATCCTAGTGTTCCATTGGCACCTATTTGAACTTCTTTTCTAAGATTCTTAAATAACAACATTTCTTTAATCTTTTTGTAATGCTTTTTTAAATAGCTTTCCATAGCTTTATTATCTCTCATTTTCCACCACCTCTATATCTAGTGGTTTTCTGTTGCCTTTTTTCAGACTTATTTAAAGATTTCTTATGAGTTTGAGGTCGCTTTTTATTCTGATCTCTTTTAACATAAAATGAAAAGTTTTGTTTAGCCATTATACATCTTCTATTTTAGCATCTATAATTAATGGTAAAGGTTCAACAACAGTTTCTTGAACAGTACGATCTTTCATTCCTAGATAATTTTTAGATAACCAGATCATCATATTAGGATTACCTTTTAAAGCTGATTGCCACATTCTTTTTCTTAAACTGGCTTTTCCCTTGTTTTTATTATCCTCTATTAAATCAGCAAATCTTCTCTGTAAGGTTCTAGCAGATATTCCTACAACACTTCCTATTTCTTCTTGTGTACAACCTATTTGACTTAAATTTGCTATCACTTCTGCATCTAGTTCTTTTTTAGGTCTGCCCATAGATTTAGGCTTAACTGTGTTTTGTGCCTTATTTATGTCGTTTTTCATTTTATTGTTTATATCCAATCTAATGTAGGTTTTCCATTATAATTTTTATCAAAAATAAACCAAGCAAATGCCATTAATCCATTGCCACCAAATTTAACTCTTTTAGAAAATACTAAAATGTTTTTAAGTTTGTTTTGTATAAATATCTTATTTTTTCTATTTATACCTTCTAAAAATGATAATTTGTTTAACATAGCAACATTTTTATTAGCAAGTTGTAATGCTTGTAATGTAAATTCAGTTGATAAATTAAATGGTGGATTAGTAACAATATTATCAAATTTTTTAAATGTTTTAAGAAAATCAACACCAGATTCTCCATATCCTCTATCAATCAAATCTGAACTATAAACATCATATTTATTTTCTTTTAATACTTTAGACATTGATCCATCTCCACAAGCACACTCCCAAATATTACCATTAAATTTATACCTTTCTAATAAGGATTGTGTAGCTTCTGGTGGTGTAGGGTAAAAATCGTTTTTAACTCTATTATCTTTTTGATTAAAACCAACATATGCTAGTGCATTAGATTTTTTCATAATCTTATATTTCTATCTTTTTCATATGTTTAATACAACCAATAGGAAAGACATTTCTATCACTAAAAGATTCTTCGTTCTGATCGTAAGAAGCAAATGTTTTTATATTGTCTTTATCCTTACTAAATATATATGCATTAGTTATCATTATAGCTGGTTGCATAGATTCAAATTCTTTTATAGTAGCATGACCAGAATCTCCAAGTATATCCCACCACTTAATTTCATAAAAATAATACTTTTTAGTATTTATTGAAATATGTCTAAACTGTGTCTTTTTCTTAACCATTTAATGTTTTGTATTATCGTCTTGATTTAATACTGCTCTTAAATATTCAATTTGCATTTTAAGTTGTCTATTTTCAATACTTAAATCAATTATACGTTTTCTGCAATATTTAAAAATTCGGAGTATTGCTTTCATTAGTAGGCTTTCAAAGGTTCGTCTTTGAATTTATGTTTCAAATACTTCTTATTGTCTTTTCGGAGTATAACGTAATGACCTTCTTCTCCTACTTTTTCGTAATCTCCCTTGATAGACTTTTTAATCTTACTATTTAGTATATGTGTATTAGTACTGTGTATTGACACTTGTTGCGATAGGTGGGCTGTAGGTGGTTTTTCTGATTCTACATACTGATATAAGTCGTAATTTATAAGGTTTATTATCGTTACTTTTCGGCTAGGGTGGTTGTTGCTGGGCTGTAGGTGGGTCGTTCTAGTGTCTATCATTTTTTTACGCACAAGCCGTAGTATAAAAGACCTCATTTCAGAGTAAGTCATACCAAATCTTTTAGCTGTTACCCTTAAAGGCATAATAGCTTCTCCTCTTTTAATAGAAACTTCTGTATCTAAAAATTTTAAAGTTTTATCTTGGTGTGATGCTGAACTTATAAAATATATCCAACAACTCGCTTGTAATAAATTCTTAAAAATAGGATTTGAATACAAATCGCGATATAGAATAAAGTAGCCTCTCTTTTTAGACATTATTTGCTCTCCTTTTCAATTATCTCTATTAGTTCTCTTTTAGAATGATTAATCAATAGTTCTTTAATTGTATTGATTACTTTTTTCTTTTCCTCAAATGCTTTATGTTTATTAGCATCTATTGTTTCAAAGTGTTCTTCATTCATTTCGGCCATTATATCTCTCCTTTTTTAGTGTTATAAAAATTAAACAAGTCGTTAGCTTGTTCCATATTCTCAATCTCTTTTAAAGTTCTATATAGTAATTCTCTTTCAGTTCCATACATAGATTCAAATTGTTGTTTGCAACTATGAATACTAAAACTTCCTACATGGTGGTCAGGACATAATGGGATTGTTTCATAATGAGTTGCTCGGTTTCCAAATCCAAGATTTCCTTTACCATCTCCACGATTTCTTATGTGATGACAGATAGCTGGACTACCACAAATTAAACAACCTAGAGAAGCTACTTTTGATAAATGTTCTTTCTCTTTAGCAGTTGCTACTTTTTTCTTTGCCATACTATCGCTTGTTTTCCATATTTAGTTTTTCTAGTCAGGCCAGAATTTTCTACCAAGTTTAATTCCTGTAGTTCATGGACTCTACCACAAACAGAACTTAAAGGCATATCTAACTCATCTGATATTTCATAATTAGTTAGTGCTTTTAATTTTATAAGATCATAAACCATTTCTCTTTTAGTTTTTATTTTAGGTTTTATTGTGGCAAGTGCTTCTTGGCTTGTGTCAGTATAATTTGCTGATTGGTAATCAGTATCAAATATATCTAGCTGTTCTTTCATATCTTTCTCCCTATTATGATTAACCCAAATGAGAGAGAGTCCATCTGGGCTAATCTAGTATATATGATATGAAATATAAATACTTGTCTTTCGACTCTCTCAATATATATTTTTTTACTTATATTCATATCTTTAATTGATTCGTTAATATTTATATTTAATTTTAAAATAAAACAAGAAATAAAACCTAAATGCGAATAATAACTTTAAATAAGTCAAAAAAGCTATATTTTATGCGATAAATTAGCTATTGCACTATTCAACCCATTTGATAGTTTATTTGTATGTTAAATAAATTAACAATTAAAGGAGAGAGCATAATGAATAATACACAAAAAAAAATTGACGACATAGCTTTTAAAGTTGGAGTAGATCGTTTGCAAGATTTACTTAATAAAAATGGTTTATTCGTTGATAAAAATAGAGTTGAATTATTATGTAACAATATTGTTAATAATACAATTAAACTTAATAAAATGGATAAAAATGAACCTAAAGGTATTTTATTAAATTACATTTTAATGAAAGAAGATAAAAATACTTTAATAAAAAAGGAGAGAGTATAATGAGAATACCAATCAACTCTACATTCACTAAAGAAATCTCTAAAAAGTTTAAGAGAATCTTTAATCCTCAAACACCTTTAGAGGAACTAAAAAATTTACAGGAAGAATCCATAATGGGTTCTCATGTAGATAGCTTCTTAAATGAAGTTTTAAACAAGGAAAATAACAATGGCAAAAGTTATGAAACTGCAAGAGCAGTACGACAAGAGTATTCTCAAAGAGAAGAAATTGTTGGACAAGTTACAAGCAGTAAAATACAAAAAAAAAGCGATTGCGTGGAAACTACATTTAGTTAAATACCACCAAGCAACTTTATAACGAGAGAAAGAAAATAGATATGAAAAAAACGATACTTACCCTAGCGATCTCTTGCACCCTATTATCTGCGTGTGCGTATAAACCTTTAATAGATACTGCTGGAAAGTCAGGAACATTTAATACAGACCAAGCTAAAGAAATAACAAACGATATGCAGCATTGTAAAACACTAGCAAAGAATAATACTACTTTTGTTGGTAACATTCTGTATTGGACTTTGAGTCCTACTATGGACACTAAAAAAGAATCATTAACCAGAAAATGCTTAACCAATCGAGGTCATAGTGTCCTTAACTAAAAGACACCAATATAAATATTTAATGGAGAAGTTAAAATTTAAATACTTAGACCTTAAATACAGAGAAGAAATATCTACCAATACAAACCCTGATCTTATTAAAGATGAAGTTAGTTTCTATAATGAATACTATTATAGATTAGATTTCTATTCTGATTGGCTAGAACGAATCAATAACAAATATAACTATATAGGAGAGAATAATGCAACTCAATCTTAAAGAAACAAGTGAAGTTCAATTATATGCTTACAAAATTATTCTATTAACTCAAATTAATGAAAATAATAGATTGATAGAAGAAATAGATAAAAAACTAACCAGACTACATAAAATAAAAGAAAAGGAACGTAATGCACAAACCAAGAACTAATACCAATGTACTAGAGATTAACCAATCGCTTATAGAGTTAATGGCAGAATGGAGAATAAGTGAAAAAGATGATGAGTTAATCTTTACTAAAATTGTAGGATTGCAGCTAAAGAAGATTAGGCTAATAAAAGGTTACACGCAGACTAGAGTGGCCAAAGCAATTAATATAACCTTTCAACAAATTCAGAAATATGAAAGAGGAACTAACGAGGTTAAGAGTATAAATCTTAAAAAATTATCTGAATATTTTGATGTTTCATTTGACTATTGGATTAAACCGATATTAGATGCTAACTTAACATTTTTAACAAAAAGGAGAGAGAATGTATATCCGTTCAAACAAGACTTCGTGGCAAGATAAAAGAATCCAAGCCATGAATAAAATAATCAAACAAAACGATTATAAGACAGAAATGTTTATTGAAGAATATAACAGAGTATGTGTTTCAAAAGCAGAAAACAAAAAACAATATAAGGGAGAGAAAAATGTCAGTAATAACAAGAGAAGATAAACACAAAAACGTAATAGAGTTTAGACCTTTAGATAAAAGGTATAGATACAAAGTTAATGGAGAAGTTAAAAGAGGTGTAACGACCTTGATAGGTGCTAGATTTGGTAAAGCACCACTTATGTTATGGGCTAAAAAATTACCTCTAACTGCTTTAGAATGGCAATTAGAAAGTGAAGGTAAGTCTAAAGATTATATCTATAACTTCATTGATAGTCTTAAAAAGAAAATCGCAGAACTTGAAATCAAAGATGCTACAACAGGAACATTAATGCACTCTTATTGTGAAGATTATGTTAATGAAAAAAAAGTTGTGCCACCTACAACAGAACCTTTAATGACTATGTTTGCTAAGTTCACTAATTGGTGGGATAGCAAAGGTTATAAAGTTCTAGCAACAGAACAGACTTGCTACTCACAAGAATTAGATGTGTGTGGTACTTTTGATGTTATCGTTGAAGATAAAAATGGTAAGACTCTGTTATTAGATTTTAAAACATCTAAGGCATTTTACCCAGATCAACCAATACAAATTGCTACCTATAAAAAGCTAATAGAAGATTCTAGTAACTTAAAAATTGATAGTTATGGAATAATCAAGATACCTAAAGACCCAACAGAGGAAATATCTTTACGTATGTATGAGCCTAAACCAAGTTATTTAAAAGGGTTTAAGGCTTGTAAATTTCTCGATACTTTTGAACGAGATTTTTTGAAAAGAAACAATGAGTACAACAAACTAAAAAAAAGGAAATAAACATGTATCAAAATAATAAATCAAGTTATTCAATGCCATTCTGTGGTCTTACATTAAAGCTGTATGAAACAGGAAAGAAATCACCAAGCTATGAATATTCTGCTTCATCAACTAAAGCTAAATTTATGTGTAGCTTAACGCAAAAATTATATTCAATTAGCGAAGTGATGGATTGGTATAATACTCCAGAAGTTCAGGCTTATGCTAAAGCTGGTTACAATCTTAAATGGGGTTCTAAAATTCAACAAGCTAAAGAAACTAAATATGGTGCTGACACCGAGCAAGTTGTTTGTCTTTACATGGTTAAGCCATATCAAGGTGGCCAGAATGTTGATGGTATGAAACCTATTGGTCAAACTGTTCCACAGTACACAGCACAACCAATGACACAGGCTCAACCCTCTGCACCAGATAATGCACATCCTGTTAATAATATATCTGATATGGACGACGAGATTCCATTTTAATTATGGTCGATAAAGTAAGCGATACACACTATAAACTTGTTAGCGAGGTCTATGAATTAAAAAAAGACTTCGCTATTAAGTTAGAGGAAATACAGGCATTGTATTTAGAAGTTAAACAACAAAGAAATTTAGCTGAAAAATACGAGTTAGAAAACAAACATTTAAAACAACAAATAAAACAACTAGAGGAAGAACAAGAGGACTTGTTAAACTACCCATGATTATCTTTGGAAAGCCAATACATAGAAAATGGAATAGACTTGTAGTAAAAACAGTTGCTATAATATTTGTGATTGTTATATCAATAGGGTTAATGTCTTGTGATAAACTAGAATTTGACCCTACTACAAGTGCTGTTAAATATTTAATTAAGAATAAAAATAAAGGAGAGTAAATAATGAGTAATGTAATAGAAAATGAAGTTTTAACAAAAATAGAAACAAAATTAGATAAATCAATATCTGATTTAGAAAATATTAAAGACAATAAATTATTAAAAATTATTGATGATTTAGAGGGTATAAAACAAATAATAATTCTTAATGATTTGGAAAGAATGTCTGGTCAAATAAAATGGCTTAATAAAAAGGAGAGTAAATAATGAGTTTTGATCTTATAACTGATCTTGAATTTAATGGACAATTAACTATTAAATCAACTGATAGTAAAAATAAAACAATAGATATAAATTTTGAGTTTGGTACACAAAATCTTAATGGTCAGATTATATCTTTTTCAGGAACAAGAGGTAAAATTTATATTGAAGAAATACTTAAATCAATGTGTGAAGCTGGTTTAGAAACAATAAAGAGGCAATAATGAGTAATCAATTAAGTAATAAATCATATGAAGAACTAGAAAAGGCATCTAATGAATGGAGTATAGCACATGGTAAAGTTATAATTCTAAATGAAGGTCTTAAAGCTACTTATTCTAAATGTTTCTTAAAACATAAATTAGATTCAAAAACAAATTTAGAAGCTGAACATAAAGCTAGAACAGATGATGATTATAAAAAAATTGTTGAAGTTTATGCAGAAGCTGAAATGGTATTAGTTAAGGCCAGATACCATTATAATAATTTGGATAAGTATGTGAGTCTTAAACAATCTGAATTAAAAAGAGATTTAGCTTTAAATGGAAAACAACCGACTTAATGCAAATATTATATAATCAAGATATTCAGGTAATGCCAGACCCTCAAAGTAGAAGTAAAAAAGTTATTCATATTATCGCTAATACTATTCAATTTTCAAAAGATACCCCAGTATATGTAGTAGAAAAAAATTTAACTTTAAAAAAATTGCGATCTTCTGTTACAAATTTATATAAAAAATATCTTTTAGAAAAAAGACTTAACGAAATAATGGAAACAGAACAAAAAAAGTATAGTAATCATGCTTGTAATTATTGTGATTATTGTACCTTTAATGTTAATTATATAAATTATATAAAAAAGAAATTTAATGAATTTCACTAACAAGAATTGGATTGCTCCCTTGTTTATCAGTTAGTGAATAGAGTTATTAGCGAGAGTTAATAATTTGGTCTATGGGTGGTTTGCTCTCTTTCTCCACCCTAGATTTAATGTCTAGTTATTTCAAAATACTTTAAGCTAGTTTTAGATGTAATGGGAGTTTCTGTATAATTATAATCTATCAGATCAACTTCAGGATTCTTTTGTATATCATAAATCATTCTAAGAAGTTTAGTTTTGTTTGGAACAACATCTATAAATCTAAAATTTACAAAATGACCATAAGGATTGTAAGCAGTTTCTAATCTAAATTCTAAATCTATAATTACTGCGTCTGGTAATTTCATTTAAAGACTATACTATTTTTTTTTAAATGCTGAAACACCTTTAATACCTAAAATAGAAGAATATCCACCTATTATTAAGCCTTGTAACCATAATGGAAATTTATTTACCTGTTCAAAGAAAGCATCAAGTTTAATTATAATTTCAGGGTCATTTGAAAAAATTCCCCAAGCAGCTACCAATAAAGGAATTGAAATCAAGATTAATACGATTTCGTCTTTTAGATCGTTTGCTTGATGTTGTTTGACAGTTTTAACCATCTCAATCTCTCCATCAATAACTCTCTGCATTTGTTTCTTTTCAGCAATAGATTCTAATACTTTAGTTTCTTTTCTGTTTTTATAAATAGTTCCAGCAGTTGATATTCCGAATTTTATTAATGATAACCACATATTATATACTTCCTGTTACAAATATTATTGTTGCCCAATATAACACAAGAATAGAATAAATTAAATAAGTGAAGTTCATTCACTCTTAATATTCTTTATTTTTTATTTTGCAATTAAATTACAAACCATATTCTATAATTTCTCTAATTTCATGGTAAGTTAAATTGCTTTGTGCGTTACTTAACAATTCATTTAATCTTTCTAAATGTATTTTCTTTCTTGATAAACTTGCTTTTATTTGTCTTTTTAAATGACCAGCAAGTTCATTTAATTCTTCTTCGTCCCATTCAGGCATAGAAATTATATCTTTATGTCTTTGGCTAACTTTGTCATATAAAATATAACAACATTCTATAAATTCAGGATTTACAGTTCCTAGTAAAGAATTACATTCTCTACAAGTTGGTAAAACTTCATTTCTTTTATAACTTCTTTTTTTACCAGAATTAGCTACAGATTCTTTATAATGGTGTCTTTCTTTTCCAATATCTCCACAATAGATACAAATGCTTATATTAAATTTATTTGACATTTACGATTTAAAGCCTTTTATTTATTATATATGTTAAATTAACATAACTATCAAATTTTAAAATAGGCACTACTCTAAGAGCCTCTATGGACGTTTAAATGATATATTAGAGCAGATTTAGTGTTCAATTTGTATTATTTGTTTTCTTTTAACTTATCTATTAAAAGTTGTGCATAATGAATAGCTTTTTCAATATCTTGAATTTGTAAATCTGTATTTTGATTTTTCTTATTATATCTTGAAATATATTTAACTATATTACCTTGATACCAATTAAAATTATTAGAATATACATAATCAGATACTTGAATAGGCATATCTTTATAATGTGAACCACCTATCTGCTTTAAAATGGCTCTATGAGGCTTTAACCTATACAATTTTACCTATCCAGTTACCCTTTTTATCTAAAACCATTGGAAGTAGTCTTGGAATACCCTCTAGGATAATTCCACACCCAATAATGAATCTTGTTCTAAAATTTTTAGCATATTCAAATGCCATTGATTTTTGATTAGTTAAACAACCTACATTCATTCCAAAAAATAAATTATCTGGGTTGGCCCACCAACTGATAACAAATTTTGTATGATAATGACCTTGTACTGCACTCATTCCCATAGATTGTGAAACTTTTAAAATATCAGCACTCATACCATGAGTAAAAAAGCACCTTTGACCATTAGACATAGTTAAAGTTAAGTTATCTACCCACTTCCATTTTTTAGTACCTAAAAAATCTCCATAAGATTTAATAAATTGTTTAGACATTCCATATTTTAATGCTCGTCTAAATACTAAACTACTATGGTTACTATCTACTTCTGTAACTTCTGGGAATATTGTTTCTAGTTCTTTAATATATTTTCTTGCTAAATTAAGTTCGTCTCCAGCACTAGGTAAATCTGGGTTAGAGTCGTGCATAGATATTGCGTGAAAGTCTAAGCTATCGCCTATGTTAATTATTCTATCTGGCTTAAATTGTTTTTTGATTTCTTTTAAAAATTTGATTGAGTCCTTATGATGATAAGGAATGTGCATATCTGAAATAACAAGTATTCTTTTATTCTTCATACAGTTATAAGTTGTACTAATTTCTAGCTATTTGTAAAGACTATAAACCTGATAGGGTTATAATTAAATACCCCATAGCACTAATTAATGAACCAGTACAAATTAGTAAAATCTTTTCTACTCGTTTTACTCTTTCTTCTATTGAATTAATTTTATCGTGAGTTAATTTTTGCATTATTCGACATAGTTTTTCGTGAGATTCTATTTTTTGTAATGCGTTTGATTTAACCATTAGTATTTTTTGTTTCTTTTTTTCATAGCTGAATCTTTCATCAGTTTGCCATTTGGCATTCTATGATAACCTTTAGGAACTTTTTTAGTTTTAGTTTTTTTAGCCATATTAATTACTTAATTTTCCACCAGACCATTTAGCCTCTGGTAATCCATTAATATAGTTTTTTCCATCAAATGTCAAAACTTGCTTTCTATTTGAGTCTTGATTGAAACTACAATGAACCCAACCTGAATTAGCACCCTCATCTTCTTTCCAATACTCTAAAATTAATTGGTCAAAGTCTGTATTGTTTTGAATCCATAAAGCTAGTTCTAAATTACTTACACCAGCTATTTCAAAATCAACAGCTTGTCCTTTTGTATGTTGTGAGGTTTTAGAAGAATTAATTGCTACACATAATTCCTCACTACGATAGCCACTTGTAACTATAATTGGTTTGTCAAATTTTGCTCGTACTAATTCTAATACTCCATAACATAAATCAGTAAGGTTTTTAATTTCTCCACTACCAGCTTTGTTTTTTATACCCAATCTAATTGCAGTAGAGGACTTTTCAAATTCTTCTAATTTAAAGTGTTTTGAAAGTTGCATTTAAAACTCCTTATGAAAGTTGTTTAATTTTATTATTTAGGATTATCTAATTTAACTTTAGCTACTGTGTCTTTCCAAGTAGTAGTACCATTCAGTAAGTCTTTGTATTGCATATCCATTTGGTCTTGAATTAATAAATAATCATATGCTCTTTTATTTATTGTTGTTATTGCCATTATTCAAAATCTTCTTTAGTAAATTCAAATCTTTCAATAGTAGATAAATCTTCTATATCAGTCCAAATAGGTTCTAATTTTTCACCATCATAATTAGGTTCATTATAGTTATCAGGATAGGTTTGAGTATCTTGTTTTCTTGTAATACTTCCTTTTAATAAATTCATAAACTCTGTGTGTTCAGTAGTTCCTTGAATTTTATCTAAATCTTTTCTTGTGTTAATATTGTATTTCATAAATTATACTTTAAATCTTTTGATTATATTGTCAATATAACATTTAATATTATAGCTATTGCTCCATTGAATATGACCATGCCAACTAGCTAAAAATCTAGTTAATTTTTGATTATCATTATTTAATAGATATTTATTAATTTTTCTTTTTGCACGAACTACACTTTGTTTTCTTAATAATTTATAATCTTTCCATATTCTATAACCTAAAAAATTTATACCTTGATGGGTAGAAGAAACATGCCATTTCCCCATATTTAATTTTAAATGAATACGACAATATTCTTCTAATTGAACAAATATATTTCTTAATAATTTTTTATTATTATCAAGAATAACAATATCGTCCATGTATCTAGCAAAATATTTTACTTTTAATTTGTGCTTTATAAAATGATCTATGTCATTACCATATATATTAGCAAATAATTGACTTGTTAAATTTCCAATAGGTATGCCTGTTTGATTGGTGGGTGTTATTAATTTAATTAAGTTAAATGTTTTATTGCATTTAATCTTTTTTCTAATCATTTCTAATAACATATTTGTATCTATGCTAGGAAAGTATTTTCTAAAATCTGTTTTTAAGAAATATGTAAAGTCATGTTTTCTTAAATTAGACTGAATATATTTAACTCCAGTATGTGTTCCGTATCCTTTTCTACACGCAAAAGAATTAGGTAAAAATGTTTTTTCAAATATAGGTGTTATAATATTACATAAAGCATGTTGGACTATTCTATCTTTAAAAGATAATGCAGATATAAGTCTTTTTTTAGGTTCATAAACATAAAAATTTCTATATTGACCTATTTGGTATTTATTATTGATTAGTTCATTTCTTAATTGAATTAAATTATATTGATCAAATTCTTTAAATTCCAAGTAAGAAAATGTTTCCTTTTTACCTTTACAGGTATTTTTATAAGCTAATTGTAAATTATTAATATCTACAATTTTTTCAAATAAGTTTCTATATTTTAAACCCATATTATTGACAATGCGTTTCTATATTTCAATACTCTGCAATACATCAAATCTAAGTTTTGTATTTGCCGAAGCAGGATAAGAAAGCTGATCGTAAAGATCAAACATAGTAGGCTTGTGGCGTTACTATAGTTTAAATTCATATCACAGACGCCACGAGACCCAATATTGTTATTAGAATTAGTTGGAGCATTATTCCATTTAGAATTACGTGATCCAGAGTTAGAAGTATTATTCCAATTACCACCGAGTTTCACGACGTGACTATATCTCTCTTACCCTTTTTATAACTAATCCACGAATCCATACAAAGAATACAATCAGACAATAATTGCTGAGAATAACCTTGTTGTTTAAGTGTTAATGCTTTCACATTTTTATTAGTCATAAATCTTAAATAAAATCTTAATAACGACATGCCTGAATCTACTAAATACATCTTAGATATTTGATTAGATTTACCAGCATCATTAATAAGTTGAACTTGTTTTAATAAACATTCTAATATTTGTTTTTTTAATATACCATGTTTTCTAGGTATGTTTTGTATGATTGGATATAAGTAATTTATAACCTTTTCATATTTTTCCACAATATTCATTTGTTTGTGATTAATCGTTAAATCTTTAATAATGGTTTTCACCATTATTCGTTTGTTTTATGATCACAGACGCCACGAGACCCAAAATAGTTAAGAGAATTAGTTGGAGCATAAAACCATAAAGAACTACGAGATCCAGAGTAAGAAGTAGTACTCCAATAACCACCGAGTATCACGACGTTAGATAGATTATAAGTTGAACCACGACCTTCAGTATTAGCAGTGTAAGCCGTAGAACCATTTGGTCCACCAAAATCATTACCCCAAATCCACATACAACCAGTTGATTGGATAACACCCCATTTAGAAGTAAAATTATCGTCTGTTGCACTCATTTGTGTTGTAGTTGGGTCACTTCCTCTTGAACTTGCTTCTGTAGTTCCATAAGCTAATGCAGAAAATTCTTGATAAGTAGGTGGTCTTTTCCCATGAGAAGATAATAGTTCAGCTTGTTCCCACCAAGTATAAGAACCATAAGTTGTTGAACCATTACCACCAAATAAACTTGGTACTTTAGGTGGTGAACTTCCATCTGCTATTGTAACATTATAATAAGATGTTCCATTAGTATGATGGTCAACTCCTGTTAAATAAATATCTGACCAAAAATGTCCACCCACTAAAGTCATTCCTCTTGGGTCTGGACAATTAGGTTTCCATTTTAAATCCCATAATGAATATTCGTTAATTGATGCAGTAGTATCTCCACCTGATGTTCCTGTTGCGTTTCCACCAGGAGCATAATGAAATCCACCTACTTTTCTAGCATTTGCTGATGGTGGACTAACATGGTCTGTAGTTGCTTCTAAAGCACCAGCAGTTGTACACCAAATAGCATAATCTGTTCCAGCTGTAGCTGATGGCATAGTAATAGAAGTTGCTGAAGCTATAGTTTTAACATCACCATTAACTTCAATGTATAATCCTGTGTTAGTCTCCATTGTGAAAGCACCTGTTTTATCCCAAGCAACAACTGTTGGGTCAATTTTAGAAAATAATCCATATGCTATACTTCCAGAAGAAGCATCACCCCAAGAAATATCAGTACCATCTGTTGTTAAAAATTGACCAACAGTACCAGTTGTTAAAATTGATGTAACAGCACTAGCATTTCCATAAAGAATACTTCCTCTACTTAATGCGTCTAATTTATTTAATTCTGTTGCAGTAGAAGTTACTACTACATCTTCATTTATTTTAGGTGAAGTTAAAGTTTTGTTTGTAAGCGTTTCTACTCCAGCAAGTGAAACTTCTGATGCACTATCTGCCCAATCTATTGTGTTAGCTGTAAAATTAATAGTTCCTAAAAGAATATCATCAGCACCATCATACATTTTTAAAAGTTGTGCAGTTGCGTCACCCGATGTATCTAGCCAAACTGTTCCAGCTACTGCTGAACTAGGTCTTGATGTACCTGAATTAGATGTATTAATAGCCTCTAAAGTGTCATTAAGATCACTACGAAAAGAGGGAAAAGATTGGTTCTGAATTAAATAATCGCCTTGTGCCATAATTGTTTTATACTCCTTTTAAAAGCCTTTTGCAATATAATCAAATGTTCTTGATATTGCTGTTCCACCTGAATTTTTAAATGTTAAATCAAATGAATCTATTGCTTTATTTTCTACTACAAAGAAATCTCCCGTAGCTAAATCTTCGCCTGTAATTCCTACAGCATAATTAACAGATTTAAATGGGTTTGTAAATGTTACTGTGTAAGTTCCAGCACCAGAAGTTATATCATTTCCACTAAATATTCTATCAGGCATATCTATTGTAACTGTTACCTCATTAACAACAGGAGTAGATGATAAATCTCTTGAAGTTAAAAACACTCTAAACTTGTAGTATCTGGCAGTATAGTTACCAATTACAAAATTTTGGAAAGCTGTATAAGTTACATCATCATCAGAAGTTGCAATTTCTAAATGAGCATCACAGTTTGCTGGTGTATCTCCGTCAAAGTTTGAGGGTGCAACATCAAATAATCCTGATCTATTATCAAATAAATCATCTGGGTTATCTGAAGTTTGAGATAATGTTGCTGTAATTCTTGCTGTGTGTTTAGCACCAATATCAATAACATCTGCAAATTCATAATTACCTGTTGCAAAGAAGTCAGCATTAGTAACTCCTGAATCAAAAAATCTAGTTGTTTCATCATCAAAATCTCCTGAACCACTATCAAACAATTCTGAAGAATCTAATCTAATTGAATCATTTGCTATAATTGTATTTGTATTTGTTCCTAAAAAGTCAGGGTGTTCTGATTGAGTTGCTACTGCATTATGATTAATAACATCAGTTACATTTGAAATAATAGCAGTTGCGTTTGAACTGAAGTTTCCAAGTTTATCTACAGCTTTAATTAAGTAAGTTCCAGCCCTAGCTGGTACAGAAATTGAAGTTGCTGGTCTTGATACTTTTGTTACTAAAGATACAGAGTTTGCCCAATCTCCTGTTCCATCTGTTACTGTTGAATATCTAATTTGATAATAAGCTAAATCTAAATCACTAACTTGCGACCAACTTAAATGTGCTTCTTGTCCTACAATATTACAAGAAAAATCTGTAACATCTTCTGGTGGCTCAATCGCACCAATGATTGTTCTTTGTGCTGTTACATAAGTTGAACTAGAACCAATACTTGAAACTGCTTTAACTCTTACATCATAAACATTTTGGTCAATTACATTTAAGACTCTGTGATTTAATCCTGACCCTTGTGCATAGATAATATAATCGCTATCAGAAGCTAGTTTATATTCCACTTGGTAGTAATCAACAAAACTATCAGGAGAAGCACCTATTGTTACATTTAAAGCAACGATAACTGTGCCGTCATTGTATTCAATTAATTGGTCATCTAGTGTTACACTTGCTGGTGGTTGAACATTAAATGGATTAGGTAAGTTAGTTGTTGGTATTGTTGTCGCTTGTGTTTTAGTAGCCCAAGTATAATGTGATGCTTGGTACTCCACTAAAGATAATCCTACAGTTAAATCTTGATTAAAAGTAATTCCAAGAACTCTAAAAGGTTTAGCAGAAAATCCAATACTAGAATGTGTAATATTTACAATATCTCCTATGGCTAAATCATAACCATTAAAATCAACACTAATACCTAAAGATAATGCTTCTCTACTTCTTCTAAGTATTACCTCTGCCATTTCTTCAGCTTGATATTGAGAAGTGATAGTTGAAAATGAAAATCTACCCTCTAAAAGAAAATCATTATCATCAGCTTTCATTGTTGCGTGTTGATCTGCGCTTATTAAACCTGAATCATCTATCGGTGGAAATTGTACTTCATCAACTTGATAATTACGTTCTGGATTAACATAACCAACTATAACTCTATTGTATCTATCATTCTTTGTTGGTGTTGATAATGAATAACCACCTATAATATTATCTTCTGTTAAAGTAATAGATGCTGTTCCTGTTGTTTCTATAATTAAATTATACTTACCAGCATTATATGGAAGATAACCTCTGCAACCTTTTAAAAACTCTCTAACATTATCTAAAATACTTCTTGATGTATCTATTGCAGTATTAATATCAAATATATTTATATCACTACCACCTGAATATGGTGTTACTTGTGTTTCACAAACTAATGAAGCATCATAAAAACTTTGTAAGTCTATTTCAGTTACTGCTAATCCTTTTCCATATCTAGCATTAGTTAAATAATCTAATAAGCACCATGATGGATTAGTAGAGTAAGCAGCAGTTTGTGCAACTAAACCTGAATTGTATGCTACAACTTTTTTACCTTGAATCTTTGCTTGTACTTTTGGTATTCCTGTAAATGCGTCTTGATTCCATTTAAAACGAAGTGCAAGATAACATAAACCAGATAGTTTATGATTACTTCCCCAATTACTTAATGTTGATAATAATGTTGATGCTGATTGACCATCTGTTCCATAATGAGGCTCTACTCTAATAAGACTTTCTGAATCTTTATAAAAATTACTATCTCCACTACCTACTTCAACTGCTGTATTATCTGAAAAACTAGATGCAAATGTAACCACTTTATCATCTACTAATATTTCCTCTATATCGTTTATCTCTCCCTCTGCCATAACGATAGCCATATAAAGATAAGTATTATCTGTTCCAGAAGTTTCCATAAACACTCTAGTTCCACCTGTAAGTCTTTCTCCATAAATTACAGGAATGTTTGCGTCATTGGATTGTTTGTTTAATAATATACCTCTTTCAAAATCATCAAATTCATTAGTTCCAAAGTCAGGTATTTCAGGAACTTTTGGTCTTAATGCCCAAGATATAAATAAAGTTATACCTAAAGACACCAAAGGATTCATGTTTCCAAAAAACTTTGATGCTTTGGCTACTGTGCCTATAACTTTTCCTACAAATCCACCCATTATATTTCCTTAACTATCATTCTTTTAATTTGATTATCTTCTACTCTTAACCAAGTAAAATTATCTTTAATGCCTTTAAATTTATTAGCCATATTAACACACCATTTAAAAATATTTCTGACATTCTTAATAGCAATAAATTCTACAAATACTAAATGATCTCCAGAGTTCCATTCCTTGTAATTTATAATAGCTGTTTTTTTAAAATGATTAAAAGCATAATCAGATAGATAAGCCCAATTAGTAAAACCAACCAAAGTATCGTTGTGATAATGTTTTTTATATTGGTTTAAAAATATACTAGGCTTGATGTGATGTTGTAAATCAAGATCGTGTAAATCGTCATATTTAGAATAATTTCTGTATAGAGATATAATATCTTGCATTACTCTCTACCCCATTTAATATCTTGTACTGTTTGAGAACTAAAATCCATTCCAACATCTGTACTAAAGAATCTTTGCTGTGATGTATTATTAGTCTTTCGACCATTCTTTTTATTAAAGTCTGCCCAATGAGATACAATAGATAATGATAGTGTGCTTGATTTCTCTTGTTCTTGTATTTCAAAATTTTCTATACTTCCTTTATAAAGTAAAAAAGGGTCAGCAAATATTGTGTTATCATCATCTAGCAATCCTCTATAAATAGTTACAGTATTATTAATAACATTCTCATTTAAAACTACTGAAATATATGTTTGGTCTGCACCTGATAAAGTTAAAGTAATACTAGATTTACTTACATCTGTTTGTTCTGAAAAATCTGATATGCCTAATAAATGATCTGACGCTAGATAAGTAACTGATGAACCAGATATTGATGAAGTTAATGGAAAAGAACAATCAGTAATGTTAATAGGAGTATCGAACCCAAGAGTGATAAGATGGAATGGTCTAATATCATTTGTTGCTAGTTCGTTCTTTATCGCTGTTGTCAGGCTTCTCGTCATATTCCTCAAATGTTCTTCTGGTTACTTTTATTGAATCATTGACAGTATAATTAGCATTTTTAGATGGTTCACTATACTTTCCGTGATTCAAAGATTGAGAATTAAAATCATCAGCTTCAATTATTTCTTCAGCCAAGAAATCAACACTAATCCAATACTTGACTTTATATTTCATCTATAAGGCTTCTTCAACATCAAATTGGTACTCATAATATAAATTACCATCTTTATCTACACCTGATACTCCAAACTCTTGAATATCATTTGTTAAGTGTACTGTGAAAGATACATTATCATAAGTAACTATTGAATCATCTGCAAGTGCCACAAGTAAAGGTGGCTCTATTGTAACTGTTGCTGCATTACTTGAACTTGTTACATCTGCTACAACCATATAAACTTTATCATGTGAAGCAAACTTTATAAAATCTCCAGCTTTAAATCTTCCAGCACCATCTCCAGCAAATGCGTCCATATCAATCGTTGTATCTCCAACTGCGTGAACTCCATTAACTAAAACTGTTCCTGATTCATTACCTCTAGCATCTTCTATTTCTGGTGGGATAATTGTAAAGTTTTCTTTGCCTGATCTTTGTTTAACTATAAAAGCCATTAACTCTCCATAAACATCTGATCTTTTAGCAGTAATAATTTGAACTGAAAATGCCCATCTTTGATTATCTATTTGTCTAGCAAGTTTCTTACCAGATACAGTTTTTGAGATAATAGTATTTTGAATTGACTTTATTCCTAAAGTTCCAAATTTAGCAGTTGATATAGGAAAAGCACCTGACATTAGATTAAGTTTTTACTCCCTCTTTCATTTACTGCGTTATTAATTAATTGAGTGATAGTTCCTCTTGATCTAACTAATAAATCTTCAAAGCCTGAAGCATCTACTGTGTTGATATTAAAATTAACTGTTGTACTTCCACCACCTGAACCACCTCTAGCATTTTGTGTAATTTGTCCTGTTTGATTAGGTACAAACATTTCTGGCCCGTTTTCTCCAACTAAAATTGGATTACCTTTAGATACTGCACCACCTTTTGCAAAACCAAATAATTTACCTATAGACCCAAATATATTTCCACCACCTATATCTGCACCACCACCCATTGATGAATAAGCCATTTGTTTTCTTTTTTCAGCAGTAATTAATTTTTCAATAGCAAGTTCAACACCTTTTCTTGCAACTATTTCAATTAAAGCACTTAAAACATTGACTGCTAATGTTCGAGCCATATTTTTTAATACATCAGTTAATTTTTGACCTGAAACAAATGCTACAGCTAAACCTCTAGACATATTTGTAATACCACTATCAACTGTATCTATAATAATATTTCTAATATCTGATGTTTTGTTTTTTAACTTTTCTAAAGCACCAGAATTTAAGTCTTTAAATCTTTCTAATGCTTTTTGTGTTGCTGATGGTATAGAAACTGACATCTCATGTTCAAATTCTCTCATCATCATATTAGTATATTCTAATTCTTCATTTACTTTTTTAATTGCTTTTTGTTCTATTGGTATAGATAGTTCATTTTCAAATGGTGCTATTTCAGGAAATACTAAAGGTTTATCTCCATATTTTTCTCCAAACTCATCTGCTTTTTCTATTGCTTTTAATATTAAACCTAATCCTAAAATACCTTTTTTACCAAGCATCAAAGCACCAATAATACCAGCCTGTTTCATTACTGCTGGTAAAGTATCAAATGTTTCTTTAAGTCCTATTAATTGATCTTTTACTTTAGATAGAAATGGAACTAAATCTTTCCCTAGTTTTACTGCACCCACAACTGCACCAGCTAAATTTTTTCCAACTGCTGTTGCTATCTCATCTATTTTTTGAGAGTTATTTTCTAAGAATTTATCTAAATCCCCAAATTGATTTTTTAGTTCTTCAAAGAATCCAGCTTCTAATAATACTTTTTTAAAATTAAATATTTTATCTCCAATCATTGATAAAGTTCCCTCAAATGTGTTAGCTAATTCATCAGTTGCACTTCCAAATCTTCCACCTTTACCAAATACTTTTTCAAATGCTTTTACAGTTTCTTCAATAGATACTTTTGCACCGGCTTGGAAACCAAGCATATTTCTAACACCTTTTTCTCTAAATAAATCTGCTGCACCTATACCAGCACTAAATGATCTTTGTATTTGTTCTGAAGCTGTTCTAAAATCTAATCCTGTTACTGCTGCAACATTACCTGTTATTTCTAACATTTCTTGTAAGTCTTTAGCATTATCTGTTACTGTTGCAAGAATACCAGCACCTGATTGAATTTGCTCTAATGAAAAAGGAACTTTAGATGCAAATTTAGTCATATTATCAAATGCCTTTGCACCCTCGTTTGTATCTTTTAATAAGAATTTTAATCTAACTCTTAAATTCTCTAATTCTTTTCCTGTATTAACTAAATTTCTAACAACAAGACCAGCACCTAAACCTAGAAAAGCATTTCTGAGATTAAATACAGACTGCTTTAATCTACCTAAAGATTTTTGAACACCATTTAAAGCCTGTGTAGATTTATCTTTTGCTACAATGTCTATCTTTAATTTTTGTGCCATTATTTTAAATTCCTTGCATCAGCTAATGATTGATTTGTTTTATACTGTTCTTGTTCTTTTTTCAAGTAAGCTAACCAAAGATTATAATGGCTCATTGGCATATCAAGAACTTGCTGGATTGTCAGATGTAATCGTTCGGCAATAACTAAAAGCGACCTAACATCTGGGTCGCTATCTACTTTTTTTCTGCGTCCTCGTAATTAGTATCTAAAAGGATTTGATTGGCAACATTAGATATAACATTAGAGTCTGCTTTTTTTCTTAAAGCAAATTTATCTTCTGGACTAAAGGCTTTAATCATATCGCCTTTATCATTCTTAACTTGAAGTTTCATTATAAGTAAATCTACAAGAATAGTTAAGTCTTGAAAATTATTAGACTTCTTAAAGATAATGTTTTTTTCTTCAAGGGTTAATGGCTCTGAATAGAATACACTAGCATTTCCATGCTCGTCTTTCCATTCTTCTACCTCAATAGTGATAGTTTTAAGAGTTTCAAAATGAGTTTTTACTCTATCAATAACTGACATAAATTAGATTATACAGTTCCTATTGTAAGTGTGCCTGTGCCTTGAAAAGTAACAGTTCTTGAAATAATTGCGTCCATTGCATTATTGATACTCATACCAGTTACAATACCTGTTCCTGTGTAACTTGCATCTCCTGATTCATTACCCTCTGGTAATAAAACAAATGAGATAGAAGCACCAGCAAGTAAAGTTTCTTGTGGAGTATCAGTTTCGTCAAAGTGCATTTCTAAAGTACCAGAGAATGAAGTTCTACCTGTTACAAATGATTTAGTTGCATCTGTTAAAGCAGTATCTTCAACCACATCTCCTGTAGTTTCAAGTGTGAAGCTAGTTAGTTCCCCAACTGCTGTTCCACCAGCTGTTACAACTCCTTCTTTTCCGTGATGTGTTGCCATGTCTTTTTGTCCTTGTTAGATTTAGTTTGTTTAGTTTCTTTTTCTTGCTTATAGCCTAGTCTTAAATAATGTTCAAGGTTAGTTTCATTAATTTTAATCTCTGAATTACCTTTATATAATTTAATGTCTTTAGCCATAAGTCCTTTTACAGTTTATCGTCTTCTTCGTCAATATCTTCTTCATCAAAGTCTTCATCATCTAAGGTATCTTTATCTTCTTCCCAAGTACCATCATCTTCTTCTAAAGAGTTTTCTTTAATTTCATCAATTAAGTCTTTAACTTCTTCACAAAGCATAGATTCTTTATCGTGCATCTTTTCTATTTGATCTATTTTCTTTGTTATTTTATCTAATAATTTATTGCTCATAAGTTATCCTATGGTGTTCCTGATTGATATTCGTACATACATCTGATTGTCATTTTTATTCCACCAACAGGAAATAAACTTCCCTCGTCAGTTTCTACTTGTATAACTTCCGAATCAAGTGCGTTACCATTTCTAGTAATATCATTTTCTATCGCAGTTTCAATAGCTGTAATTAAAGCATTTCTAGCAGTATCTATATTAGCTTCTGCACCTTTAACAAATCCTAGTATTACAAAATCAATAGTTCCATGCCTTGTTTTAGCACCACTTCCAAGTTCGCTATCATCTCTATTTTCTTCTGATGTTTGAATTATAACTGCTGGGTATTGTTGCATGGATAATTCGTCTAACAAGAAAGGTTGTCTAGTAACTTTTTTAATTACTGGACTAGATATATCTGAAATAACTGTAAGTAAGTTTGATGCTATATCTTCTCTTATACTCATATTCTTGCCTTTCTAAATTCTTTGGCTACAAATTTATTAAATTGTCTGCCTATTATATTAGCAGTTCTATCATTAAATCCAAAAAATTCACGTTTTGTTTTACCTAACACTTGATTAAATACTGCTCTTTTAAGCATTTGACTATTACTGAATCCTACTGATACTTTATTTGTTCCTGTTTTTTTAATTGTTTTTCCACTCGGAGTTAAAGCACCCAACATACGACCAGAGTAAAATAAATCTACTTTAGTTGGATAGCCTTTTTTCTGTAGATGTTTTAAGTAGCCTTGTGAGTAAGGTGCAAAAGGTCTATCTCTAAAATCTATTCCTTTAGCAGTTTTAGTTCTGATAATATCCAGTAATTGAAAACCACCTTGTAGTATTCCTTTTTCTATAATGCTTTTAAATTTTCTCTCTATTCTTTTGAATCGTTTTTTAATGAACTCTGCATTAGTTTTGATTTTTACTTCTAAAGCCATTTATCTAATCAATCTTCTAAATCCATGTAAAGGCTCTCTTTCGTTAGATACAATAGTTCCATCTGCATCTACATCATATTCAACACCATCTTCTAAGATCATTCTCCATTCCATGTTGTATTGGCTCATGTAATATTCTGCCATTCTTTCAAATCTATCTTTTTCTGTTTCTGGTCTAAATTTAGTTAATGCTGGTAAAAAGAATCTTCCTAAAAATAGATAAACACCAGCACGTTCAAACTGATCTAAATTAACTTTTGTATTAACCATTTCAGCAGTATTAAGAACTGTAATGTCTGTGAATATATTAGTCTTATATACAGGCCACCATTCTACTCTTAATGCTCTGAATATATCATTGGTAGTTTGTGCAAAGAAATTAACTGCTTCTGTTGCATCTGATGCTATACCAAAATCAAACGCATCTGGTTGATACTTAGTTACATCACTTGCTGTTATTACATCTGCACCTGTATAATTAGCCATATTACTTTACCAATAGATAAATTATTAAAACAGCTAAAGGGATTGAGTACATAGGATTATTTTTAGCTTTAATCCACACCCATTTACACCATTTCTTTAATTTAAGTTTAATTAATTGATTCATCTTTTTTCTTCTTTGCTTTTTTCTTCTTAGGTTTAAGCATTATTACTTTTGATTCATTTTCAAAAGTTTGATCTACTTCTTTAACATTTTCTTGTTTAACTTCTTTTACAACATCTTGTGCTTGTTTAAAACCTCTAAAATCATACATAACTTTATTTGTTTGATAATCTAATTCACTTCTAGTGATTGTCTTGTTACCTCTTGTAAGGGTAACCATTTTCTCATTTGATAATACTAATTTAACCATTGTTTCTCCTGTGTAGTTTAATGTAAGGGGGATTTACCCCCCTCACAAAGTAAGCAATTATTATGCTTGGATAGATGAATCGTAGTGTAGTTCAACACCATATGAATCATGGATTTCTCCAACACCATATACTGAAGTCGCTACAATCTCGTCTGCTCTTAGAGAAGCATCTCTTTGAGTTTCGATTTTAACGTCTTGCATCATTGCGATTGCTAGTGCATCTTTATGGAACGCACCACCTTTGTAATCACCAGCAGTACCTGTGTTAGCCATATTTGAAGTTTCAAATACGTTCATTCCAGCGATTTTACCAATGTGTCCTGATCTTAATGCTTCGTTAGATAATTCAGTATCTAAACCAGCAAAAGTATTAGTAAAGCCAGACTTAAGGTCATAAGCGATTTTAGGGTGTAGTACAACTTGACAACCATCAGTAGGTAATGCGTTTTCTTTCAAAGTTGAAAGAGCATTAAATAATACTGCTGGAGTTATCGCTGCTGAACCATCTCCTAGTGCAACACTAAAGCCATTAAACAAAGCTGTTAAATCTAAGTCTTGTTTTCTTGCTAGTGCTTCCCCAAATAACTTACCAACATCTGCTGCAACATTTCTTGGTGCAGAGTTTCTTGCTAGGTCAGTTAGAGTAGTCATAACACCAACTTCAGAAGCTGTAATAGTTACTGAACTTGGGTCGATTGCTGTGTTTGCTAGATCAGTTGCTTCAGCTACTGCTGCTGCACTTACTGCTGCATAGACAGGAACTTCAACTGCTTTTCCACCACCAGAGATCGCATAGTTTTTAACTAAGTTTCTCATAATGGATTTTTCAGATGCTACAAATTGAGCCTCTGCTACTATCTCTGTGTATAGTTCCGATAGTGTAGAACTTGTGCTTTCGTTAGCCATGATATTATCCTATTATTATTATTTGTTTAAGTTAATCTCAACAGCACCTGAATCTCGTTTCTTCCTATATTCTTGATAGGCTTTACGATCTTCTGGTCTTGTTAAGTCCAAGTCCTGTAGATTAAAAGGTTTAACAGTTTTACCACCGACAGCACTCTGGCTTCCTGAACCAGACAAAGACCCTTGACGGAAGTGTGGGTTACTATCTAAAAACTCTTTAACTCGATCTTCGATTGTAAAAAGTTCTCCGTTTGAGTTATATCTTACATTAGAATTATTATCAACTACTTCTATTCTACCATCATCATTGTATTTAACTTCGCTTTTTAACAAAGCTACAACTTGCTGTGCATTGATAGATTTTTCTTTATTAGCAATAGATAATATAGAGTTATCAACTTTTTCTTTTTTGATTTGATCTTTATATTTATTAAGTTCTGTATCTTTTTCAGACAATCTATCTTGCATAATCTTTTCAATATCAGCTTTAGATTTAGCTTCTTTTAATTGCTGTTCTTTTAGAAGTTCTGTCTTTTTGTTTTCTTCTTCTTGAAGTAACTTTTGAACTTTACTTTTTTCAGCATCTAATCTTGTTTTGATTATGTTATCTAATTGTTCTTGTGTAAAAGTTTGTTGCTTTGGTGCATCTACTTTTACTTCTTCTTTTATTTCTGCTTGTTCAGTTATCGGTTGAACGACCTCGTTTTCTTGCGTCATTTTAAGACTCCTATTGGTTAATTATTATGCTTTATCAATATTATGATTAAATTACAATACCCTTAGTTGTAGGGTAAAATTTTTCTATATCTTGTTTATCTATATCTTTTTTATTTTTAACAGATAATTCCAATATATTGATTAATTTTTGTTCTAAAATTTCATTACCGATAATGTGAATAGTTGATATATTTAAAGGTTTTTTAAAAGTATCGTAATATTGTTCAAATAATTCATTTAATTTAAACTTATTTGTATTTGTGTTATTATATAAGTATTCTTTATTCATTTATTTCTCCTATTCTTTTAGTTAATGTATCAAATCCTTTTGTGGTGCTGGGTGCATAGTGTTCAGCTAATTTTCGTTCAATATTTCCTATTTCTTTAATAGGGTGTTTATTAAAAGTAGTATGTTCTGCCCATGCTTCTAGTGTATTTCCTTTTGTAAATATTTTAGTGCCTGAAGATTCAAGAAATGGAAATTCGTCATAATAAGCCTTACCATGCCCCCACCCATTAGATTCTTTTGTAATAGCACCTATGTAATCATTAAATGTTGATGAAAATTGATTATCCGGAGTTATGCCATTAATACCACTATTGTCCATCAATTTATTATCAATTTTGAGTTTAAAATTTAATACCGATCTAGGAGATTCATTCATGTCGTTATAGTTTAAATATTTTACAACTTCTTCATCTGTTAAAATGTTTGATTTGTAATTATTGTTAATTTTTGTATAATATTTATCAAATTCATCAGGCTTGTATCGACCATCTATAAGATCAGAGGGTGCATTGTTTTCAATTTGGTTAAATTTAGTTTGGTATAGTTTTTTTCTTTTACTATATGTTCTGCTTAAAATTTTATCGTCATCTATAATATTAGATACTAGATGAGAAGATAATAAATCATCTTTAGTATTGCCATTTGCTATTCCAGTTGGTGTTTTAAATCCATTTAAAACTTTCTTTCTTGCGTTAGGATTAGCTACTAAGTAATCGTTTAATCTATAATCTATTCTGTGTGTATATTCGTGCATTACAGTTAGTTGTTTTCTAATTTTATCTTTATGATCTCCTATTTCAAGTATATCAAGATCGGTTGCTGGATTATAATATGCACCCTTACCTTTGGTTTGTCTTATACTCTTAACTGGTCTAAGTAAAGATATAGCACTTGAATAAGATGTTTTAGTTTTACCAAAACTTTCTTCCACTAAATTTCTTTCTAATTCTCCAAGTTCTCCATAAATATCTTTAGATTCTTTTTTAATTATAGGTGTTACTTCTTTTAATATATCTGACTCATCTCCATCTTCTTCGTACCAATCAGGATTAACATAAGAGAATTGGTGTCTGCAATTATAACCACCTCTACTTACCATTGGAGTTCCACCTTTTTTACCACTCCATGAATTGCTATTCCATATTCTAGTTATATCAGCGATAGTATAAATACCTTTACCACTTCTATCAAAAACACCATTAATCATATTTCTACAATGCGATCTAGTAGTTGGTATTACATCTCCATAGTATTTAACATAAGTTAAACCAGCATCTTTAGCTTTATTAAAGTTTAAAGTTGCATCAAAATCTCTTAATGAATCGTTTAATATTTGACCAGCATATCGTTTCATGTTATCACCAACTCTTGTACTGGCGTATTTACTTTGAAGTATCTTAACTGCTTCATCTACTCTTGATGCTAGTGCTGGGTTATCTTTATTGTTCTTAACATAATCAACTAATCTATTAACTGCTGGGTCGCTTGATGTAGCATAAATTCCATTAATGGATTCTCTTAATTCTTTTTCTAATACAGTAAATTCAGTACCAAGTAATGTATTTTGATATACTTTATCTGATAGTATTCTTGTAAAGTTATTAGATACATCTTTAAACTGTGTGTAATATTGTTGTTTAAGATTCTGAACTAATGCTAAATCTCCCTTTGTTAGTTCTTGAAATTCAGGTGGTATAAGTCCAATAATTTTAAACTGTCTTTCAACTCTTTTAGCTTGTTCTCCAAATCCCTTTCTAACTACTCTATCTGCAAATGGTAAATATTCTTTATCAAGTATAGCTTTAATTTGAGGTCTTATTGCAACAGCACTTTGTAGTTCAATTAACTTACCAGCAGTTCTAGGAAGTGATGTATCAGCTAAAGATACTATCTGTGCTTCTATTCTATCTAGTGTTTGAGTAAGTTGTTTGTAATATTCAATCTCGGCTTTTTCAATACCCTTGATTCTGTAGTTTGTTAAATCTTTTATTATATCTGACATTCATTAAATAGTTTCTTCTGCTACTGTTTCTTGTTGAACTTCGTCTTGTGTAAAATCTCCAACTTCTGATTTAATATCTATTTCATTAAAGATTAGATTTAACTTCTCATCATCATCAACTACTGCTCTAGCTATTTCTTTATCAATTTCTTTTGATAGTGTAGGTGATTGAACATTGATTGCTTTTGCTTGTTGATAGAAAGCAAGGTCTGTTGCGTAATCTCTAATGTTAAATGAATCAGGGTAATTAATCTCTCCATCAAATGTAACTTTTTGAAACATTGCGTATAGTTTAAATAACTGTTCTTCTGCTAATTGTAAGTTATCTGCTTTTTCAGATAGTCTAGCATTAAGTAATTCAAATTCAGTTTGTAAAGCTACACCAGAACTAATCCCTGACTTTGTAGTTCTAATAGCACCAGTATGTGCAATTCTATTTATAGATTCTACTTTGTTATTAATTGAATCCATAATTGATTGTAAGCTAGAACCAGATGGTTGTAGTAAGTAAGGTTTTAAATTAGGTTCTAATTCATCAGGCATTTCTATAATAGCACCAGCACCAGCACTAGCATTGACACTGGGAGTCTTAACTAAACTAGGGTGGTTTGTTAATCTGATTAATTGTTCCATTTCAGAGTATTCATTGTAAATAGATTTTTGAAGATCGGCTATATCAGTTAAATCTGATTGACCAATTCCTCTCTTATGTGATTTAGCATTATATAAAATAACTGCTGGTATCTTACCAATCATATTAGGGACAGTTTCTACAAGTCTTGGTTCTTCTCTATTAGGAATATAGATTGTATCAATTTTATCTCTATACCAAAGTTTAAGATATTGACCATTATCTCTATCAACTTCTTCTCTTACTTTTAAATAGTTTAGTTCGTATTTACCATTAGGTAATCTTTCGTAATTCCAATCAAAAACATTTTCAGGTGTAAGTATTGAAACATAAGGTCTAATGTCTTGTTCTAATTCATCAGCTTTTGTACTTGTTAATATATTAGGCTTATCTAAAATCATAAAACAATGACCATAAATAGATGCATAATTCTGTGCTTGTTTAACTACTGAATTTAAGTTGTTACCCTCTAAATCAGCATCTCTTAAAAATGATTGTAAAGATGTTTCATCTTCCATTGAACCAAAGTCTCTACTCGGTCTAACTCTAAATAAAAATGATGAGTATATTTGAATAATGTTTTTACAATGATTGTCGCAAGGAGTGTTATCAATTCTTTGATTAAATTCGTTATCTAGTTCAAGATTATATCTTGATAAATACCTACCTGTTGCATAGTCATATCCACCATTATAAGATCGAATGTAGTATTCCCAATTATTAATTGTTTCTGAATAGTCTTTATGGGTTTCTTGTGCTTGATCTCTAGTGTATGCCATATTTTATTTCATTGTCCATCTTGTAGGAGAACTAAATCTTGTCTGAGTGGTTAATGGTTTTAAGTAATCAATCATATATCCAAGTGCGTCATTCATATGGTCGAATCCATCTTCCTTATCAGGAATATTTGTATTCTCTTTGTATAT